TTGCTTTGATTGCAGCCATACCTCCGCTTATGCTACCTCCGATAACCAGGACATCAGCAGAAATTACTTCACCAATCGCTTCAATTTTATCCATCATTTGATCCTGCTTTTCCTGTTCCCTTATGTATTTAGCTATTGTCGCCTCATTCAGTCCTACTGTACTTACATAATATCCTTTACACCAGAAGGTCCTACTGCCATACTTGTACTTCAGGTTCGGAAATTGCTCAAATATCATCAGCGAACTTTTTCCCTTGATGTACCCCATTATCTGTGCTACGCTGTACTTCGGTGGTATCCGCAGACACATATGTATGTGGTCTATACAAGCATTGGCTTCTATTATTTCGATTCCTTTATACTCGCATAGTTTTCTCAATATAGCACCTATTTCTTTCCGGTATTTCCCGTATACTATCTTTCTCCGGAACTTTGGTGCCCATACTATGTGGTATCTGCAATTCCATCGCGTATGTTCTAAACTAGCGTCCATTTTTATACTCCTTTTCTATTTGCTTAGAAGTCGGTCAACTTCTATCTTATAGTTAAGGAGTATTTTTTTCTGACACAACGGCCTTGCCTTATTTGAACTCCCCCGCATAGCGGGGGGATTTCGCTTCGCATAAAAGGAGCGCACTGGGTGTGCGCTCTAAAAAAGTAGGGAGAGAGGAAAATGCACTCTCTTTCTATTTTACCCGGATTATAGGATTCCGGTCTATAGCATTTTTTTACGTATAATATATTTCGCCTTTATACCTCAAAATTCCTGCTTGCCAAAGAAAAGAAATTTAAGAAATATTATTACATTTAAGTATAAATACTAACTACTCTTTTATATTTTTATCGACAAAAAAAATTTAATCTTTAAAATATATGTTTTATTCTATGAAGTTGATAGATGTTGATAAAAGTTGTCAAATCAAAACACTAATGTTAACTTAACGCTTGATAAGTTAACAATCAATGATACAAAAAAAATTGACCTTTAGCAATCTTTTTCTTTACACTAAAGGCCATTTGTATAAAATTATACCTATTTTTTAAACAATAGTTTCAAATTTTGTATTCCAAAGATGATTTGATTGACAACCTTTGTAATATGGTGACCTTCCTGTTTTACAGTAAAGTTCAGTGCCGCTATTGACTTTATAAATTAGTTATTTTACCTTTTATCAGAGCCGAATGCATAACGCATTTTAATTAATGCGCTATGTGTTCGGCTTTTTTATTTGATGAAAGGGAAAATGATGAATAACCAAATACCGCCCTGGGGCAAGATAGCACTGCAACACTTTGGAGTAAGGGAGTTTCCCGGCCTTGATAAAAACAATCCAATTATAGTTGAATTCATCAGGTTGGCCACAAAGGGGAAGAATCTGCCGGACGAAACGTCCTGGTGCCCGGCGTTTGCCTGTGCTTGCGTTCTTGATTCAGGCATTAAACCGGTGTATGGGCTGGTGGCCAAAGGTTGGAAGGGCTGGGGGAGAAAGCTGGAAAAGCCGGTAGATTTCTGCCTGGTGATCCTCGATAGTCCGAATCCCAACGCTGAAAGCTGGCAGGGTCATATATGTTTCTGGCTTTCACCGGAGTTTGCTTTCAAGTTAATGGAAGAATTGGGAGTGCCTACCCTTACCTATGATACCAACAAGTATTTTATAGGTTTTGGCGGCAACCAGAATAACGGGGTTGGATTCAATTTATATTCCTATTCTTTGGTTGAAGATTACCTCTGGCCTGTTGAATACATCAATTTTACCGATATGACATTATCGATCCGGACGCGAGTCAATGACTATGTGAATGTTAAAATGGATACTTTGGCATTGCCGGCAGGAAGTATAACGCCCAACCAGGTATTGGTTGACATTGAAAATAACAAGACACAATTAAACCTGTACAAGTTCTGGTATTCAATAGTTGGCTGGTTGAAGGGGGTAGGTTGGTTGGCGGTGGGGGTGTTGCAGAGTATCCCCAGCGCGGCAACAAAGGCTACCGGCAAGGGTATAGGGCTTTTACTAGATCAGGCCCAGGGAAAGGAAACGATAGTTACAAAATCCACAATAACCGAACTCATTGAAAAGATCATAGAGTTCATAAAGATGTTAATTGACAAAATCAAAGGAGTTAAAACAAAATGAAGTACAATAAAACATTGTTTTGGATTTTTACGATCCTTTTTATCGCCGCCGCCGCTTTTACAGCAATTCGTATCTGTGGTGTTGCTCAGGCCCAGGTAGCCGTTCAGGACTCTACAACTGTGATTGTCGTTGAAGACGTTGCCAAGTTTTTCCCGCCCTGGCTGATAACAATAGTATCGTTTATTTTGGCAAGCGTGGGATCGACTTATCTCGGTACATGGGTTACAACCAAGCTGAAAATTATAAATCCAAAGGTGAAATTTTTGATTACCTGGGCTATTATAATTGCATTTGGTGTGCTTGCCGCCATTCTCGCCGGAAAAGATTTATCGAATTATACGGAATTCATCTCATACGTTGTCAACGCCAGCACCGCCGCGTATGTGTGGTGGGTTAAAAAAAGAAAGTAATGCTACCGACCAAACCGACCCTCCTCGGTACTGTAGCGACCAGGCGGCGCGGGTTCCCACCCCTTCCCCGCGCCGCCGGTTTTTATCAGTAAAGACAGGGTAATTCAGGGTAAAAACTGGTGAGATTATGGAAATATTAAGAATTATAGTGATATTTTTGGGTATTATCGGGTATACCTGGGTTATTTTCCGGTGTATCAAGAAATACTTTTGGCCAGACTATATTGCCTTTGCCAAAGCGCTATTAGAGTCTGATTTACCATCATCGGCCAAACATGAAAAACCTGCCGATCATAAAGATAAAACCGCCAATAACACACCGGATATAAATAAAAGATTTCTAAAGAATTAAGGGTGTCAATTTCATGCTCAAACCCAAACATGAAAAATTCTGTTGGAACATCGTAAACGGCATGAATCAAACCGAAGCCTACATGCAAGCAGGCTATAATTGCACAAAGGAAACTGCCCGAAGAAATGCATCCGAATTACTGACAAAAGCTGACATTGTAGAGCGAATTGCACAAATCCGGGCGGAATTAACTGAGCGGGAGAGGATCAAGGCGGATGAGATCGCCAGGGAGTTGAAGGAAATTGCTTTCTTTAATCCCCAGGCTTTATTTGATGAGGATGGTAATTTGATACCGATCCACAAGTTGCCGCCGAATGTGGCCAAAGTAGTCGCCAACATGAAGATTCAGAATGTGAAAAGCAAGGGAAGCGATCACATTGAATATTTAAAAGAAATCCAATTGGTGCCAAAGATTAAAGCCCTGGAACTGTTAGGGCTGTATGTTGAAATGTTCAAGGGCAAGGGAGCGGAAACGCCTGATATTAGCGTGGTAGTAAACAAGATCGAACAGGAGAGTGAAGAACTGGCAAGGCAGGCGTTGGCTAATATGGGTAAGAATTAATGTATAAGCTGGAAGAACAGCCGGAAGTTATTGTAAACGATCTCGGCCTGGAAGACGGCGCACGGTTTATGAAGGGAGTTGTCACCTCTCCACTCAAGTTCTTTTGTCCGAATGGCGCGCAGGAACGCTATATCAACACAGTTGCCGAATGCACAGAAGATACCAAGATTCCTGTGATTCTCTGTACGTTCGCTAACGGTGTTGGTAAAACCACGAGTTCCCTGCATATCCTGTTCAATTTTATCTTTGGCCCGCAAAGCGGCTGGTTTGATTATCCTGTGTTTCACAATTTCAAGTTTCCGAAAACCGTTTGGTACATCTCCACGGCCAGCGCATTGATAGAGACAGTTCAGCCGATGATTGAAAAGCTGGTGTGCCCGGAGTTCTGTAAAGACCGGGCGTATCAGGTTAATAAAGACGGACGGACGATCATTTCGCGGATGCGGTTTAAGAACGGTTGGCAGATTTTCTTCAAAACTTTTGACCAGGCACAACAAAAGTTTGAATCGGCCAATGTTGGACTTGTCGTTATTGATGAACCGGCCCCGGAAGAAATCTGGAAAGCGGTCAAGTCCAGACGGCGTAAAGGTTGTATAACCTTGTTGCCGATGACGCCGCTGGATTGTCCGCCTTATATTCTCGATGAAATATACAAGGCGGTTAATGAAGGCCGCAAGGGATATTATCACCTTGAAGCCAGTGTGTATGATGCCTGCAAGAAACGAGGTATTCGCGGGCACCTGGAACCGGATATTGTCGATGACATGGTTGCCGGCTATGATGAAGATGAAAAGGAAGCCAGGGCTTATGGTAAATTCATGTATTTCAGCCGGGTGATCTATCGAGAACTTGACCCCAAGATACATTTTGTTGACCCGGAAGACTGGCCGATACCATTACATTCACAAATTCTACAGATCGTTGACCCACATGATTCCCGGCCTTGTGCGGGTATATGGCTTGCCAAAGCGCCCAATGGCCGGTTGATTATTTTTGATGAATACCCGGTTGAGAAAGACCGGAATTATTGGGAATTCAAGACCGGATTTGAAATAGAATACGAGGTTAAAATCTGGATTGATATTGAAATCCGGCAAAAGCTGAATGAAATTTACACCTTGATTGCGCCGATCATACGGATTCTGGACCGACATTTCGGCTGGCAGACCCGCGGGAAAAAGACTTTTGCCCAGTTATTCAAGGAAGCAGGAGAGAAATTACACAAGAGTTTTGTCTTTATCGGCTCATATATCGCCCCGGATAATGAAACCGAGATCGAGTTTGGGCATAAAGTAGTACGAAAGCTGCTAAAACCTATGGAAGACGGACAGCCCGGCTTGTTGATATGGAATACCTGTTTTCACACTATGAACGGGTTAACGCATTACATCCGGGAAAAGATGAAAGGTGTTGCTGCTGAAACAAAGCCGGAAGCGGATGGACGCATTGTAGAGAAATACAAGGATTTTCCCGACCTGGTACGTTATGCCGCCTGTTCGGATGTCATTGCCAAGGTACCGGCTAAAGAGATAGACCCAAAGCATGAACAATGGTTACAGGTAACCGATCCAAAGTTTAAAAAGAAAACGAAAGGATATTTGTCGTCATGATGAATGAAAATATAGAAAAAGACCAGCAGCCGGTTGATAACAATCCGGGTGTGAAAGTTGATCCGGCGCTATGGAAGATCATCACTGAAAAGTATGAATTTGCCCAAAAGAAGATTGATTATGACAAACTCCCCGATATGTGGGAAGAATATGAAAAGCAATATGATTCCAAATTTTGGGAAGGAAGCGACCGGCCGGCGCACCTGACCAGGTTTACATCCAATGACTTTTTCGAAGCCGTTGAAGTGGTATTACCGCTTGTAACCGCACGACCGCCGCGCCCGGATTTAGACCCGGAACCACCGGTTGAAGTGATGATGCAATTTGATGAACTGATTGACACTGCTCAATCTGATGAGGAAAAGCAACTGGCGATTGTGAAAAAGAGCGAATTTCTGGAAGATTTAGACGACTGGATCAAGCGGTTATCTAAAGAACTGGTCAATATCTTTACCCGATCCGGGATGAAAAAGAAATTAGAGGAAGCATTCCGGGAATATGAAATCAAAGGTACGGTAGTCATCAAATCCGAATTTGACAAGCCGGATAATCCCGGCGAAAAAGGCAATGTTCGCAATAAAGTCTGTGATATGTATTCGATATTTCCCGATCCCAACAAGGACACTATCGAGGAATGTGAAAAGAGCTATCTCATCGAAGCCGATTACATGGACATCGAGGATATTTACAAGGAATACGGCATTCGAGTTGAACCGGAAGGAGATATTGACGAAAGCGGGACGTTCCGCAAGTACTCCCTGTTCACCAAATTCAAGAGCTTTTTTAAAGCGGCTGAAGAATTGAACGTTAAAAAGGGATACGCCCTGGTAATCCGCTATTATTGCGCGGCTGATGAAACAGATGTGGAAGAATACAAGGTTGAACTCACAGACGATAACGGCGAATGGCAGCGAGACGAACAAGGCGAGATACTCACCGAGAGCAAAACCCGGTCGAAATATCCTTATGGTAAGTTGGTGACGATCATTCGCAGTCTTAAAAACAAGATCGTTCGCGAGGAAGCCAGACCATACAAACGATTGCCGTTCTTTTCCCTGGCCAATTATAAGCGGGCCAACAAGTTCTTTGGTACATCCGAGGGTAAAAACATTGAATCGTATGTTCATGGTAAGAACATGTTGATTTCAAATATCATTGATAATGCCCGGTTGACCGGCAATCCGCAGAAATCTGTCGGGCCTGATGTTCAGGATGAAGTCGATAATGAACCGGGCCGGGTATATAAAACCGCATTTCCGGAAAGCATTCGTAACATTGAACCTGCGAGTATACCATCATACATATTTAATATTCTTGAATACCTTGACGCCGACCGGGACAAAAAGACCGGGATTCAGGACGCATTCAGAGCCGAAAGCCAGGCTGGTGATAGCGGCACCAAGACCAAAGCCCTGATTGCCCAGGCTACCGGAAGGATGCAGCCCAAGATCAATGATTTTGTAGAGTTATGCCGAAGATTGTACGAACACTGGATATTTATCATCCGCACCTATTACCCGGAAGTGATTCTGCAAAAGGAAGAAAACGAAAAGGGCCTGGCGTATTCCTATTTTGAGCCACGCAAGTACAATGATGTGCAGATCACTGTGAATATTTCCGCTTTATCCATGATGCCCTTTGATAATTACAGCGAATGGGAGGAAGGCAATGTCCTGTTCGACAAAGGGCAGATGAGCGGTGAACAATTGATCGACCTTGCGCCGACACTCCGGGACAAAAACCGGGCTAAGGAATGGGTTGAACAAAAGATAGAAGCCGAGACCCAGGAACAGGCCAAGTTACGGGCTTTTGTACAGTTCCAGCAGATCGCCGGTGATCTCTCCGCTCACGCTGAAAAGAATAGCGGCTCGCCGGAAGAAGAACAGTTATTCAATGTTGCCGCCCAGATTATACAGCAGTTCCCGGAGTTTATTGGCACACCCGATTTTCAGGGATTACCGCCCCGGGTAAAAACGGCAATGGCGACGGTGGTCTGCGGGGTGGGTTGATTAAATAATATAGGGATAATTACAATAATTGAAACTTAAATAAACACTGGTATTTTTTAAGAAAAAAGTTAGACATTAATATTTAATTATTTGATAACTATCTCTTACTATTTTAACATTAGCTATAAATAAATGAGTTGTATATGTCCCGTAAAGAATATTATTTGCCGAGTTGGTAATTTCAATATAAATTACATGTCGAGTTGTATTTGCTGGAAATTTTTCATTAAAATCAAAGCTTTCAATGTTTTCATTAGGATCGCATGTAACAATAGAAATTGGTAAAATTCTTTGCTTTTCTAAAGATGGATATTCAATAATAATTTCCCATATTATATATTTATCATCCCAATGAAATTTATTATTATAGCTCCGCGGAGGCTCTGCTTTTAAATTTGATAAATCTAATTCGGGGAATTCCCTTGATTCAGTGCAAAAGTATTTACTCCAATAAATTTTTGCATTTATTTCTGGAATTTTTCCACTGCCTCTTTCTCGTAACATCGTACTTTTATTCCATCTATTTTTCATTTTCTCAATAAAATCTTGATTACCAAGAGAATTTGAATTATATGATATTAAAATAAAGACTATTATTACTAATACTTTTGAATTATTTTTTTTAATCATGATAATCCCTTTCGAATTTGAATCTTGTAGAGAAGTTAATTAAAATTATTGTCATAGTATTTTTAAAATCAATTTTAATTTCAATTAATGATAAAAATAGTGAAAAATTGTTTTTTTAATGTAATTAAATAAAAT